TGGACTTTCTATTTTATTTTTTTCATAAGTTTCATCTAATTTTTCTGTAAGACCAGTGCCAGCAACAATATCTATCCCTGTTGTAGCTAAATCACCAAAAGAATAACCAAGACTTTGTGCTGCACCAAACACAGATTTTTCCATATCTTCAAAAAAATCTATGTAATCTTTTTCTTTTGGTTTATCTCGACCCTCTGCAAGATCCGTAATTCGTGGTTTAGATTTATCTAATAGTGCTGATATATTATATCGTCCTAGTGGAGTATTACTTGCACTTATTAAAAAATCAGCTGCACCTTTCCATGTAAATTTTACAGGTTTACTAGGTCTTGCAACATTCTTTTTTATTGATTTTTGAATATCTGAAGCTTCTACTTCTAGATCTTTTTTTTGAAACGGGTCCATATTACGCCCCCTGTGGTAATGTCAAATTTACGTCGTATTGTTGATTAAAAGACTGAATATCTTGAGTCGTTTGTATGTTAGCGAAATCTAATAATGCTTGTTTACTATTAGCAAGTAACATTACAATTTCATTTGATACTTCGTTTGGTAATCTTGCTCTTAATTGTGTATAAGATAAATCTTGCACTTCACCTGTTTCTTTTTCTTGTTCTACAACTGATTCCATCATAGGATTAGATCCCATAGCTAAACCTATTCTGCCACCTTTTTTCCCTTCTTCTCTTTCAGGAAATTTAAATCCAGGTCCCATGATATCAACAGCATCAGGGAAGTATACAAGTATATCCTCAAGAGTTTCTCCTGCACCTACTAATTTTAATATAAGGTCTCTTTGATACTCTTGATCTGTTTGAGAGCCTAAATATATCGCTTTTTGGTCCGCTTTTAATTTATCTTTTAAGTCAGCTATTTGATCATTATAATCCTTTATTTGTTCACTATCTTTATCTGGATCCAGCCCTTCAATTTTAGATTGTAAATCATTAATATCTGTTTGATATAATTTACCTAAAGCATCAGCTGCTTGTTTTTTAGAATATTCTACTTCGTTTGATTGTAAATTTTTTAATCTTTGTTCTTCTAAATCGTATTGTGATTGTATGTCACTTTCAAATAAATCTTGTGCAAATCTTGCTTCATCATCAGCTCTTGCTAATTTTGCAGCTTGAAATGTTTGAAAAGGTTGTTGAGCAGCTTTAGCTGCTGTTGAAAATATATTTCCTGTTGGTGTTGCTGATGCAAGATTTAAACCAAAAGATGTTAGAAAACCTGGTAAACCTCCAGGACTTAATCCACCTGCTGAAGGAAATAATTCTGCTCTAACTCGAGGATCTTTTCGAAGTTTGGCAAATTCTAAAGCTTGTTCTATATTGGGACTAAATTTTTGAGTACGATCTTGTTGATCACCTTGTGTAACTATATCACCCTTATCATATTGTTTTCTTGGTTTATCTAACCCGGATGTAATACCTGTGCCGGTAGATCCACCGATTCTAAACATGGGTCTTTTTAATACTCTGTTCATTAATTTCTACCTAAATATAATCCTGCAAGTGTTGTTCCAATACCAAGAGCTGTTTGTAGTGGTGTTGGGTTAGGTACAAATGATTGTTGAGTTCCTCCAGGGTATCCACCCATCAATCCTGTTACTTGTGCAGCATATCTATCTAATTGTTGTTGTGGTAAGAACGCTGCTTGCCTTGCTGCTTCTCTCTCTGCATCAAGTCTAGCTTGTTCTTGTGCTTGGTTTATTGCGCCCAATGTTCCAAGTTGTGCTACATCTCTGCCTATCATTGCTTGTTGCTGTGCTCCAAGTCCTGCTTGGAAACTACCTAAACCTTGTTGTTGTGCCGCTAGTCCTGATTGAGCTGATGCTAAACCAAATCTGTTTTGAATATCTTGCTGTCTAGCTTGTTGTGCCTGATTGAAACCTTGCATTAATAAATTTGCCTGCAATAATGCACGTTCTCTTGCCGCCCCCGTACCAAACTCAGCGAGTTGTACCCCCGCTCGACCAGCGCCGAGCGCACCCAAAGCTGTTTGTTGATCTCTAACCTGTTGTTGTTGAATTTGTTGGTTACGATCAAACTCCGCTAATGTAGCGTCAATAACTTGTGATTGGTAAGGTGACATAAAATCACCAACGTCTTGTTGAAAAGCTTGTGCTCCAAACTGCATAGAACCTAGTCCAGTTCCTGCAGCACCTAATAAATCTCCTGCTGTGGCTCCTGCTGCTTGAGCTCTATTTAAAAATGGTTGGAAAGAACCTAAACCTGCTAAAGCTGTTTCTTGTGCTCGTCTTTGTAATGGATCTTGACCTGCAACTCCTGGTGCAAGTCCTGCGATATTCTGTTGTCTAATTCTAAAATCTTCAAATGCTTTTTGTCTTTTTTCAAAATCTGCGGCTGACTCACCTTCAAATTGTGTAATACCACCTGTTCCTGGCGCAACAACAGGTCTACCAGTTTGAGCAACTATCTGAGTTGCTAAATCTGTTCCCAGATCTTCTATAAACTCTGGTGGTCGTTGCCTTGTTTCTGTAATAGCCATTATATAACTTCCCCTAATCTTTGTGATGTTTGGAACATTTTACGTGCGCCTTCTAAGCCTTGCGATTCCTCTGATACTTCACCCCCGGCTTCGAGGTTCTTCATCATGTTATACATGACTTCTGCGCCTTTGTCCACATTTCCATCACCTGCGTTTCTTACAGCATCAGCTGTAAATACAAACTCATTCTTTGATAATCTTGCAGGCACATCATCTGCTTTTTCCATTCTACCTATTGGCACAAAGCCACCCTCATCTCTAAGATCCATTTCTTTACCACCCATATCTAATAGTGGCATTGTTTTTTTTGCTACTGGCTCAGGTTTACCACCTTCAGCTAGAAGAACTGGGGCCATATAATTTCTATAATTTGCTCTTATATCTTTAATAGGCGCTGGTAATTTAGGACCCTCTCCAAAATCAGGTTGATCCTCCTCTTCTTCTTTAAAAAGAAAAGGTGCTGCTACTAATCCTGCTGCAGCGGCTAAACCTAGTCTGTCTCCTTTTTCCATGTTTCCAAAAAAACTTGCTCCTCTGTCAAATAAAGAACCACCCTCTCCAATTGGCATTTTGCCTAATTGATATCCACCATATAATAGTGCAGCTTTACCCACTGGAGATTTAGCAATTTTCTTAACTGACCTTGTAATTTTTTTAACGAGTTTACCTAATTTGTATCCTTCTCTTGCTTGTTCAAGATTCATGATCCCACCTTCGGCAGCAAATAATCTAGCACCACCCATCATATTATCTCTTTCTTGTATGGCTAATTGAATAGGTCTTAACTTTTCTTGAAGCACATCTTTTTGATATGGTGTGAATAATGTTGCTATCGCTTGTGAATTAAAATCTTTTTCATCTCTATCATCTTCTATGGTGAGTTGATCAATTCTTTCTCTTTTTGGTGGACTAAATCCCATGGCTCTTTTATCAACAAATCTATTATAAAGTGAACCACTAAATGGAACATATGTATTAAGTAAAGTAGAAAAAAGTCTATTTCCAAATCTTGTGCTAGGAGATATTTGTCCTCGCGCTCTGTTTCTTTGAGCTGTTAATGCTTTTACAGCTTTTGAAGTCACTCCTCCGCCCATTTGAACAGATGGATCTCTGCCACTACCTCTTGTAGATCTATTTGCACTAGAGTCATAAGACCCACCTCCATATTGAGATTGTGCATCTTGTCTACCTTTATTACCCGTGTCGGCACCACCACCGAATTGATAAAGTTGTCTTGCTTGTTGTAATCTAGTTATGGCCATCGTTCTATTCTATTTTGTTTTTCCAAATAAATCAAGGCTAGGCATAATGACATTTACGTCTTGAGCCATATCCTCTTGTTTGTAACCTTTAGCTTCCCAGTCTTTTCTTTCCTTAAAAGTCTCTCCTGTTCGCTTGTGTCTGTACGTTGTTTCTACTTTTGCTGGTTGTAATATTTCCATTATGTTGTTACCTCTCTTGGCTGTATTTCTAATATTGAAGCTATGACGTGCAGCTCATTCGCGTCACCAGCTTGTACTTTAAGTATCTCGCTTTCCTCCATAACTAAAGGCTGAGATAAAAGTTCTGTTGTGGCATTACCCGATATGGTTTTAGTTTTAAATAAACTAAATACAGCACCACTAGAATCTACTAGTGTCACCGTTATTGTGGTTCCTGATCCAGCGTCCTCTGACACTAATATTGATTTAACAACCGTCGTAGTTGCACTTGGGACCGTATACAATGTTGTAAGATCAGTTGTTGTTAAATCTACTTTTTTATTTTTAAAACTATTTGCCATTATGCTAAAAAGAAGTTTACTGCTTCTACCTCTTGTTTTAATTCTTCTTGAAACGTTGTATTTAATTTTTCTACCACGGCATCTAAATCTCTAACTTGTGCTTCTGCCGTAGGTAGATCATATTCTCTTGCAGGTCTTGTTAATACTTGTACTATCTTTGCCATTATCTTCTTCCATCTGGTTGTATGTCTAATCTAAAAGCTCCTAACTTCCAACTTTGACTAGCACCTGTGTTTTCTACTTTTAATGATATTGCTCTAGCTCTAGCACGAGTATCTATTTTTTTAGTGCTTGAAGTTATATCAAATGGTCCAAGAGATGAGCTAGTTGATGTATCATTTGGAAAGTCTCTTAAACCTAGTGTAATTCTAGTAGTTCCTGTTTGAGATATAAAATCAGGTATAAATCTTCTTATCTTCATTATAAACTCTCCATCTCCTGCTAGTGTTGCAGTGCCTGTCGATGCTCCTCTTGCTGTTCTTTGTGTAATGTCAAAATCTCCAGAAGATATGTTAGCAGTGATTGCTGTTATTGTTCCATTTCTATTTTGATCTGTCCCTGTTTCATGTTCATAGTAAGATGTTCTACCTTCAGTATTACCCACTACATCAAAAGATGTGTCTGTTGCTGCATCGTATTCTGTTGCGTGTGGGTTTCCAAATACTGCAGAGTCTCTCCACATTGTTCTAGCGAGAGAACCTACCGTCCAAACAGGTCTTTGTGGTGATGAATCAAAATAATTATATGCAACCATTTTGTTTACAACTTGTGAATTTAATGATGGATAAAACCACATAACTTCACCAAACAAATTATTTAACCCTGCAGATATCATTTGATTACCAGAGTTTATGTTTATATCATTGTAAACATGATCCTCTACTAAACATGGTAATGATTCTAATTTACCAGCGTATCTAAAGAAACCATTCTCTGACATCCAGTATGCGGCACCATCAACTTCAACACATGCGTTTTGTCCTGCAAGTCCGCAGTTAGTTCCAACTTGTGCAAATGCAAAGGTTAAAGGTTGACCAACAAAACGTTGTGTAAATAAAGCTGTGTCAGTCCAAACAAGAATAGAATCTCTACCACGAATAGCTCCTCTGATCTGTGATCCGTCGGCCAGTCTTTGTGTGCCAGCTGTATTGGTTGCTGAAGGTGCATAAGTATTTATATCTTCTTGATCTGAGAATCTAATAAACATATCATCTTGTGATGATGCATCACCAATAGTTGTCTCTGTGCCAAAGAAAACTAAGTGACGATCGGGTGTAGATACTAACATATGTCTTGATGCTGTTGGTGCACCAGATATAATTGTTGCTCTTGTATCTGTCGCTGCGGCTATAGCTGAGTTCCATTCAAAGCACGCACCATCATGAATTAAACAAATTGCTTTATCACCAAAATTATCTAATGACCACATGCCAGGTTCTAAAACTAAGTCACCTGATGCAGCTTCACCCCAAGCAATAAAATCTGTTGTGTTTGTTATAGTTGCTCCATCACTATGTGATGCAGCGGTTGTGTTTCTTACACCTCTAGTTACACCTGTTAAAGTATTACTAGTTACACCAGTATAAGATATTTCTTCAGTTCCTATCTTAATAAAACTAGTTCCAGAGCTAGGAAACTGAGAAGCATCTGTTAATACTATTGTAGTTGTTGAAGCATCAATCGCACCATTCAATGTTGTTGTCACAGCGTTAGATGCTTCACCACCCCAAGAACTAAGACCCCAACCAAAACCTTTTTCTTGAACAGCAGATCCAACCGTATAATAGTGTTGCACTCTTATACCACCTGATGTGGTTGCACCAGATCCTGATTCTGCTGATGGCATTGTAATTGTTATCTCTGTACTAGATGGCACGGTTGTCACCATAAATTTTTTAGTATTAAAATCAGATGCACCAAAATTAGATCCTGTTATTGAACTAAAACTATCCAATAAAACTATGTCTTGTGGATTTATACCATGAGCACTTGTAAAAGTAATTTTAACAGATGTTGATCCGTTGGTCGTGGTAAACGCACTTGTAAGCGTTGTTGTAGATTTAATGGGGTGTATGTCATAAAATACACCACCAGAAAAAGCATAGAGTATTCTATTAGTGCCTATAATAGCATATCTTCTACCTAAACTATTAACAAAGTGATGAAGACCTCTACCTGCACCTGTTAATTCATTTTCATTTAAAGTTCCTAATTGGTTCCAACCACCTATTTTTTCTGGAATACCATATCTAAATCTAACATTATCACAATCAATCCATTGACCCTCTGCTTGAGTTGCTGTGATTTGTTTATTGATACCTGGCTGAAATCCTATTTTCTGTAGCATAGCGCACGATTATACAACAAATATTATAAAAATATACCTCTTTTTACTTGTAATTTATGTTGATATTAAATCTAGCTTTTTCATCTGTGCAGTTAGTGCTTGAATGAAGAACAAAGGGGTTAAATAATAGCACACGATTAGCCACAGATTTTATAAATTTTTTACCTATATATGTTCCACCATCACAAGTATTTAAAGAAAATATGGCTCCTTTGTGAGGCATGGGTAAATCTTTGTGAGCTTTGTGTTTTATTATTTTTTCATCTCTAGTATAACAATTTACTTTCACTCTTCTTAAAAACACCGTGTCTAATTTTTTTAATAAAGGATTTACCATTTCAAAGTAGTCACTATTAACAACATTATTATCATAAATAGTGTGAGTAAAATAAAAATTTTTAATATCAGTAGGATCAGCAACCGTATTATTAAAATAATAAGGAAAGTCTCCTGACATAAAAAGTTCTTGTATTTTTTTAAATTCTTCTTCAGGTAAAAAATTGTCTATAACTTGCATTTAAAATTTAACCTCCATTAAAAAAAATAACATAACTAGACGATTGTTTTTGTCATCTCCAAAATAATCCATTGCTGAATGAAAGTATTCAGCTGGGTATAAAACTAATCTATTATATATATTACCTATTTTAATATCAGGTTCATATTTTTTATTAATTATAATCTCTTGATATGTTTGCGTGCCACAATTAATTGGTGCATTAGGTGTTAAATATACCATGCCTGCTATTATACCATTATCTTGATGCACTCTATTATACATAAATTGAAAATCTTTTCTATCTTTTTCTTGTGTCTTATGAAATTGTAAATCAGCTACAAATGATATTGGATTTTTTTTATAATACTCAAATATAATTTTATTACATATTTTATTGTGCATATTAATATTAACCTCTTTAATTAATGGACCTCTCATGCCTTCAAAATTTTCATGTTCATTTCTTTTTCTATAGTTTAAAGACAAAGCAAATTTTCTTATTTTGTCAGGGTCTTCTAAAAAATTATCAACTATTAATGTTTTCACGTTCTTAAAATTTTTAAAAAATCATCATGCACATAGTCTGCATTAAAATTAAATGATATAATTGTTTTTCTTTTTTTAGTTTGAGAAGGGGGCGCTCTGTGTATAAACATACTTGGAAATATAATAACGTCTCCTTGTTTTACATCTACATCAATAATTTTTAAAGATAAAGGCTCTACTATTTGAGTCTTAGGAGAATTCTTTCCAAACTCTAAATAATATACACCTGTAAAGTTATGACCATGAACGTGCCAACCATGTGTATCTCCTTTGCCATATTGTTGAAACCATAACTCAAAAATTTGTATTTTAGATAAACCTATCCTTTTTACTTCTTCTGTAAAATGTTTTTGTAAATGAGGACCTACTAATTTAACCCACTCTCTTTCTGTATCGTGTCTTCTGTCCCAATCTACTCTTGAGATACTATCTGTAAAATAATCATCATCTTGTTTTAAAGAACTTGATTCTTGTTTATCTATTAGCTCTAATAATTGTTTTTTTATTTTAGAGTTTTCTTTAAGTTTATTTTTTAATATAGGAAAATTAAAAGGTATCATTTTTTAAACCACGAAGGCAGTCCTAAATGTGGACGTCTATCATACATATTTTCTTTAGCTCCTGGTGTTTTAATATTATTGTAGTGTAAAAAAACTTGCACACATTCTTCACCCTTAAATGGTTTTCTCCAATGTTCTAAATCACATCCCCTATATACTAACATGTCTCCTTGTTTTAAATCTACCTTGACACCTTTTTTACCTTTTTCTCCTGAGGGCTCTAAATATATAGGCCAATCATCGCCAGCTAAATTCATAGTAGTAGATATCTCACAACTAAATCTATCTTTGTGTCGTTTTAATTCATCACCTTTTTTATAAATTCTTGCATAGGTATAAGCAGGAGTTAATTTTAACCCTGTTATTTTTTCCATATCTGGCTGACATTTTAACAATAGCGTTTCCATAGCCACATTAGCATATTGAGAATAAGTATTTGGTATTTGTGCATTTTCTCCCTCATAAAATCCAATTATGTTTTCAAATGGTGAAAAGTATCTTGCTTGGCTACAAGTATCATAAACTTGTTTTTGCATGCAAAAATAATTTGCAATAAAAGTTGCTAAATCTTTTGATATTGCTTGTTTAATTATTGCATATTTATTTTTTTTAAAACTCATATAAGTCTATACCATCCTGTAGCTATAAATTTTTCTTTGTCAACTATTTGACCTTTATGTGTATGTGTCCAATCTGGAGGCCAAATTAAAGTTAAACCTTTTTTTGCAGGCGAAGTTAAATTTTGATATTTAAAATGAGTCCCTCCATTTTCTATGTCATTTAAATATGTCATAAAAACTAAATTTCTAGAAAAATTAAAAGCGTCACCTCTTTCATAATGCCATTTTTTAAAACCACCATTTTTAGGGTACCATTGAATATTAATATCCTCCACGTCAAATCTAGGCAGTTGATTCACTTCAGGATACTCTCCCATATATAAATTTAAAACTTCTTGTAAATAAACTCTATATCCAGCAACACCCTTATCAAAATTATCTCTTCCTAAACTTAAATCAATAGATTGTTTATGATCGTTATTATTTACTAATTCTCCTTTTATAAAACATTTACCACTGGAGGTTTTATGTTTATTTTTATTATAATAATTAATTAAATCATCACAAATTTTTTCTGGAATATACCATCCTTGAATAAAACTATCTTTAGGAAAATAATGTTTTTTTAAATTCATGTTTTAAAAATAATTAAAATTTATTACCATTCGATTATTACAATCTGTAGAATTAGTTCCATAATGAGTTTGACTAGCATCAAATAAAACAACTCTATTACTTTTACTTTCTATTTTATGATCTCCTATCATAGTATAACCATTGTTACTATTTAAATAATATAATGCTCCTTTACATTTAAAAAATTGATCTACGTGTTCATCAAACTTAACGAGTTTATTGCTTATTGGATTTAAATTAGCTTTAATTCTAATCAAAGATTTATATTTAAGTTTTTTTAATATGGGTTCTAAATCATTAAAATAGTCAGAATTAATTTTATTATTATAAAATATATGACAAAACTGATAATGAAATAATTTATTAGGTTTATGTTGCACTTTATATTTGTTAAAATACCATGGAAATGTTTCTGACTCCATTATGTTTTTTAAAGAAACATGTTCGGTAACATCTAAAAAATTATCTTTAACCTCAAACATCTTTAGCCATTCCTTTTGGTACAGCTTGTATATTCCAGTGTATAAATCTAAATGGTTCTTTACCATAGTCCACAGCAAATTCATGTTCTAAATAACTTGGAAACATTATTAATACTCCAGGCTGCACTCTAAATTGAACCAATTCAGTTCCATATGTAAGATCTGATGTTTTTTTTACTTTTAATTTAGTGGTTCTAGCACCAGTCCTTGGTTCGTGAAAAATGGGATATGATGTTTTATCACTAGCTTTTAAAAAGTAAAAACCAGATACATGTTGATTCCAATGTATGTGTGCAGAGTGATTACCACCACCCTTTTTAGCAAACTCCTGTACCCATAGCTCACTAAACATTGTTTGATATTCTGACATATCATAACCTTGCCAATCTAAAAAATCCCAAGACTTTTGACCTATATAATTTCTAAAATCTAAAAAATCATTATCTAAAGTAAGACAGCTTGAGTGATAAGAAGTTCCAAAATCACCGTGTTTTTTTATATGATCTTTTTGTCTAGCTTTAGCTTCTTTAATATATTTATCGGAAGCTTTATTTAAACTTTTTACAAACTCTGGTTTGTTCTCTATACATATTGGAGTCTTAAAATATTCTTTTACTTCCATGGCTGTCCAAGACTCCACATAACTAATGAGTATCTCGTCCCTGCAGTTACGGGCTTCACCCTGTGCCATACGTGACTTGGGAACACGATAATAGATCCTTTAGGTAGTATTTCTTTACATTGTACTCTGTGTATAGATTCGTCTCTCATATGTGGATCATAGTTTCTAAAATCAAATTCTAATTCTCCACCTTTATATTCAGACCCATCTGTTAGTTGACACGTCATAGAAAGTTTTCTTATTTTACCATGTGTATGAATATTTTTTGGTTTATTATAAGGTTTATTCCAACTATCACAATGCCAATCATAATATTGATTAAGTTTATATTTTGTAAATTGTATATTTTCACTTGCATCCCACTCAAAATTCCAACCTGCATTTTTATTAGCATCAAGAACATATGGATGTAATTCTTTATATATCCAGGTATCATCAAGCCATACTAAATCCGATTTTCTTTTTCTTTGCATATTTTTTATTTGATCTTGAGATAAAGATTTTTCGTTATCGTAACCTCCTGTTCTCGCCATGGACTCAGATTTAGATAATGCATATTTAATTATATCATCACACAATCTAGGTGGTAAGGCAGATGTAAAATACCAGTAATAATTAGATAAGTTCATAAGTTATGATTTGAACAAAATTTGCTAAATCTTTTTGATTATTTTCTATATAATAAAGATTAGTTGCTGGAAACATTATAAATTTATTATGTGTTAATGGCATATCCCAACTTCTACCTTTTTTTCTATTATCATCATAATAAATTCTAACATTACAATCCACAGCATTAACACCATATAGACAAACAAAGTCAGGAGAATTTCTTAAATCTACAGGATCAACTCCTGTGGTTGGATTTGTTTTAACATTAGGAAAATACATTTCACCCCATGTTTTTTTATTAACTAAATTTAAATTATATTTAACACGCACATGTTCAACAATATATTTATTAAGTCTGTCCCAAGTTCGAAAAAAAGGCATGTCTTCTCCGGTGTAAGAACTTTCAAAAATAGCTTTTGACATTTCAAAAGGATCTATGTCAAAACCCTCAGGCATCTTAACGTCGCCAAAATATATTGTTTGTTCACTTAATACTTTCTTATGCATATCTATATATGTTTATAAAACTTATATGTTATGCGAATAAATCTGTCAACACCCAACCAGTTGTATTATCTGCTTGATATGCAGCTTCGTCCCATTCATAATGCCAAGAATGAGTGTCTGCTTCGTTTTGTGCTTGTTGTTCTGCTGTTAATGCAGGTGCTTCACCAAGTGGTGATACCCATTTAGCGTTGGCTACATCTTTTGTCCACTCAGACCCCGGTTTTGGACTTAAAAATATTTCATTTTCAGGATCCCAAATATAACCTATGCCTGCATAGTTTCCTCTATAAGGTGTGCCACCTAATGTATGTGTATTATTAATTGTGTTATAAGAAGTTTTTTTCCAAAGTTGTTGTGGCCAACCATGACATTTTTCTAACCAGTATTGACCCTCAGCCTCAGTTTCAACACCATCTTTATTTGTGCAGTGTTCATCAGCAACAACGTGCACCGCTAAAACTATATTTTCTTCTGATATTTTTGCAAAGTGTGCCATAATTAATTTTGAAATTTATACCTTACTACTACAACTCCACTACCACCAGTATTGCCTATGCCAGAGGGTAAACCTCTTCCTCCGCCACCGCCACCAGTGTTAGCTGTTCCAGCTGCTCCTGAAGTAGGTGAGTTTTGTCTATTTCCGCCTCGGCCTCCGCCGCCAGGTCCACCATTTCCTCCGTTTTGAGAAGTTTGGTCAGAACCACCGCCGCCACCACCGGAATATTTAAAACAATTAGCACCTTTACCAGAACTTGCTGGGGACGGAACAATGTTAGCCTGAGCTCCATTTCCTCCAGTTTTACCACTACCGGCTTGACCAGATCCACCGCCGCCACCACCTACATAACCTGAGAATGGTGCTCCATTATTACCTTGAGGGGGACTTGTTGGGGGATCATTTCCATTTCCGAAACTTGGATTATTTAAGTGTGCACCTCCTCCTGAACCTCCTGGTCTACCATTAGTTGGTCCATTTGGAGTTCCGTCTCCTCCGCTACCAACACCTCCACCAGTTGATGTTATACTACCAAAAACTGAATTTCCACCAAGAGTTCCAGCAGGTCCTCCAGGTTGTCTACCAGTTCCTCCACCACCAACCGTGATTGGCATTGCTCCTAATGTTACACCTATTCCTGGAACGCAACCACCTAAAGGAGATGGTACGCTGTAACAACCAGAGGCTGTTCCAGAGGATAGTCTAAATCCTCCTCCACCGCCGCCACCGCCGGTTCCTTGGCCTCCGCCACCTCCACCAGCGACAACTAAATAATCTGCTTGATTTGAACCAGCTGCTCTTCCTTTAGAAGTTACACAAAGATTTCCGTCTCCTGTAAAAATGTGAATTTTATAATCTCCGTCAGTAACGGTTTCATTACCACCGGTTGCTTCAATATAAGCGGGTCCTGCGCAACCTGCTCCAAAGCCTAATATTCTATATCCAAAGCCTGCCATTTATTCTCCTTATGCGTCGTTAGCAGCATCAGTAGTGAAGAATAATTTAATTCCAAGCAATCTAGCATCGGCATTTAAATCATCTGCTGATACGTCTCTTGATATTTGAAAGAACACCTGCTCATCTGTGCTAGGTGAACCTGCAATAGTTACTGCTCCACTTACTGCCGCTACATCTAAATCGTTTGATGTTCCACTATGTGCTTTCGCTGTTGCAACAACTTGTGTTCCAAAAGCAGTGTTAATATCATCGTTGTCAGCAAATGATACAGCAGATAATCCCCATGCGGTTGTACCTGTATCTGTTGATGTTGCTGTAAAGAAAGCTTGAAAAGTTACCGTGCCTTCATTCCATGATTTAGGAAACGCCACAGAAAATTGTGCAAACTCATCTGAGTCTTTATCAAAATCTAAAACTTTTATTTCAGGACCATTTGATAATTCTACTTGTGCAGCTTCTGCACCATTTGTAGTATTAGGATACATAGCAACTGCTGGAACCCAAATAGTTTCTGTACCAGCAACTTTAACTGCTGAACCACCTGCTTGAACTACACCATTTCCGTTTGGTGCAATATTAATATTACCATCTGCTCCGTCTGTAATTGTTATTGTACCTGAATTAGTTCCTGAGTTTGTATCTAAAATAAGATCATGTGCACCACTTGTTGTTAAAGTTGCAGCTGCTGCTCCTGTTCCAATTCTAGTTTCTCCAGAACCTTTTGGTTTAATATGTACATCAACATTAGTTTCTCCACTCGCACCAAGGATTGGTGGGTTTCCTGTTGCAGCATTAGTTACTTCTAACTCATTTACTGCTGAAGATGTTGTTTGAAAAATAATTTGTTCGTTTCCATTTGCATCTGCGATAAAACCTGCATCTGCAATTTTTGGAGCTGTTAAAGTTTTGTTTGTTAAAGTGTCAGTAGATGAAGCAGTTAAAAATCCACAATCATCAATATCTGGATTTGTTGAATCATTAGCAGTAGCATAAACTAATTTTACTACACCTGGAGCAAGAGTTATACTATCTCCACCGCCTGAAACATATTTAAATACTACGTTTTGTGATCCACTTGTTGAATTTTTTAGTACGTAAAATTGTTGAACATCTAAAGGAATTGTAACGTTTCTTGATGCTGTTAGAGAGCCAGTAAACTCAATAATTCTATGCGCAAGAGTTGCACCTGTTCCACCATCTGTTACAGATAATGTTGTATCTCCTGAATCTGATACAGCTTGTGTAGTAAAACCACCACTAATTTGTTCAACTAATTGTAAATTTGTATTTGTCTTCGTACCCCATGTACCGGCATTTTCTCCGGTTGCTTGAAGTTCTACCCCTAAAGGTGAAAATGTTGATGCCATGTTTTTTTTCTCCTATGCTACGTCACTATATGTTGTATTCGATCCTGTGTCAATAGCTTGATATGCTTGAATTCCAAACCCTGTAGAAACACCAAATCCTGCCACAGAAGCGGTCGAAGATACTCCTGTTAATCCCATTACATCTGCAGGTGTTAATGCCCCTGTAGATAATGTACCACTTAAACCACTAAAGCTTACGATTGAATCACCAGGTAAAGATAGTGATCCTACAGCTGATGTAGCTCCAACACCTGTTGTTGGTACAAATTCTACAATACCTGCTATTAGATCACCAAGTTCTGGAGTCGCTGCAATACCTGTTGGACTTATTACAGAAGTTAAATCAAACGTTGTAGAACCAACTGAAAAAGTTCCTGATTGACCAGATAAACCAACTAACATCTGAGATAAAGATGTTGATCCTACAGATGATGTTGCTCCAACTCCAACAACTTGTTCTGGTATATCAAACTGAGGAGGAACAGCTGAAGTTATTTGTACACCTGTTAATCCCATTACATCTGCAGGATTAATGGTAAACATACCCCAACCATTATCGCCATAAGATGCATTACTCCAACCACTAGGGCCTGAAGTTGATGTAATTTCTTGTCCATCTAATACTTGAATTACACCATTGAAACCCCAACCTTCAAAGCCCCAAGTATCACCACCCCAACCTGACTCTGGAAATGCTGCGAGTTCTCCAAGAGAAGTAGTTATTTCTTGACCAGTAGGAAATATAATTGAACCATTGAAACCCCAAGATTCAAAGTTCCAAGTATCTCTACCCCAACCTGATTCTGGAAAGGGATCAACTTGTCCTAAAGAAGATGTTATTGACAATCCATTTACAGATACAACAGGACTAAAACTATCTCCGTATGGCTCTAATGACCAACCATCTCTACCCCAACCTTGCTCTGGAAAAGATATTAACTCACCTAATCCTGTTGTAATTGATTGACCTGATAAAATTACTATTTCTTCACTAGTATCTCCCCAGGCTCCACCAAGATCCCAGGAATCTGCACCCCAACCACTTGATATAACTAATTCATCACTTCTACCCCAACGATTTGTACTCCAACCCAAAGCTCCCCATGTGTCTGCAGATGGAGTGTTCGCAGTCCAACCCATGTTAGAATGATTTGAACAATAATAATATAAAGTTGGTGCATCAGTTGCTACTACAATTTGTGTATATGCTCCAGGATTACCTGGCGTTCCGTTTGTTGTTACGCCAACCGTATACTCGCTGCCTCCGCTGTGTGTTCCGTTTGCGGTTGTAGAAAATCTTAATGGGTGGTTTAAATTAGAAGAGTCTGATTGATCAAAACGATATGTTCCCGTTTCAGCAATATATAAAGTTACATCTGCTGTGGCTGTTGAACCATCAATAGCGTATTTATTACTTGAACCAACGTTATGATACGGGTGATTTGAAGGGTTGCCTCCAACCACCGTTACCGTGTATGTTCTAGTAACGGACATCCGTCGTTACCTCTTATGCTAGTCTAATGATAGCGTTCGATGCGTCTGCTGCAGGGAATTGAATTGTAAAAGTTCCACTAGATACGGTTTTATCTCCACCGAATGCAATCACTGCACACGCAGGATTACCAGATGCAGAACTATTATATATGATAGCTCCATTTGCTGTGAAAGAAGCACTTGTGAAACTTACATCATTAAAATCACAAACTGCAGTTGTGCTGTCTGCAACAGGAGTTACACTCGTAAGTGTTGCTCCTCCAGAACTATAAGCAGATCCAGATGTATTTGTTATTTCGTTTGATGTTGTGAAAGCTGTTGTTGAAGCTCCTAACGATGCTGAACTTGTGTATAAAGCAATCTTAAATGTATTACCACTTGATGCTGTAAAATTGTGAACTCCTTTTAAAAGTTCTACTTTAAAACTTGTGCAAACTGCAGATGTTATAGCCATAATTTAATCTCCTACGGGTTTGCTGAGGTTACCGGTATACGAATAGCACCATTAGTATAATCGTCTCTTCGTCTTCTACCAACTTGCTCATTAGCAAACTTCTGTACTTCTTGTTTATACTTATTTTCGTATAGTGTCAACATATCTATTGGGCCTTTTAAAAATCCATATGCCTCTGCTAAACAGCAATATAATAGACCATTTGGAAAGTTTAAACTAATATAATTTGTTCCATCTGCCCCCTCTAATAATGCTGGTGCAGCGTTAAAATGCACCCTAAATTTGTACGTTGTATCAGGAACAGGAGCAAACATCATTCTTCCAGAAGTGGTATCAGATTCTCCTGTAGCACCACCAAACATGGCATAATATTTAGGTTGACCTCTTTTAGCTGATGCTGTTGACGATACATATTCTTGTAAATAAGTTACATCTTTTTTTTCTAGCCATACGTTAGGACCTGTAATTTCTGAAGTAGAATCGTAAACTTGTATACCTCTTATAAATACACATCCTGCAGGAGCATTAATTGTCTCTTGACCTGTAATTAAATTACCAGATTGTTGTTTTCTATCTGCATCAATAGGCACCTCTCTAAAAATTCTATATTGTGCATTTAAAATAATATTTTCTAAAACAGCATCTGTTAAAACATTAGAGTCTGTTTCAGTGTAACTTCTTATTTGTGTTTTTAATCCTGATGTGCTTAATCCTGCCATTATGCTACTATGGTGACTGGTCCAGCGGACGCAAGGCCACCTCCTCCTGTTTCAGTTATACTAGATGTTGTAGATGTTGCAAAGGTATAATTATCATCATCTACTTTTGTAATTACATATCCAGATGAGTCATTTATTGTTGCTGCAGCTACTCCACCAACAGCTTCTGCATCTCTAAATCTAACTCTATCACTTGTTGATCTACCATGATCTGGTTCATTTACAGATATAGTTGTAGATCCATTTGTTGTTGTAAAAGCATTTAATGGTAATATTTTTGGAACCGCAGTTTCTATTCTATCAGGTCTTACGTGTCTTAAAGATATAGAATCTCCATTCATAGGTTTTGGTTCTAATTGTGGTTGCTTTGGCTCAAACTCAGACACATGCACGAATGATCCATTCCATTCTCTAACCATTTCTTTATATGGAAATTCCATACCAGATCTATCTGATATTGCTTTTGCATATTTACCTGTTGCGTATTTTGCCATTATTTTTTACTTTTTTTCTTTTTCTTTTGTTTTTTCTTTTTAGCACCACCAGGTCCTAGAGGTTTGTCTACTCTACCACCTTTAGCCATATCTTTTTCTCCAAGTA